CAATTTTACATTTTCAATATCTAAACCCAAAGCATAGGTAAGGACTATGAAAAGTAGTGTTGATATAGATATTATAGGCATAAGTGTAATTCGTATGTCATCATTTAATACAAATTGGTTTGGTGCTTTTGGAGCGTTATACGTTAGTTCTACTGACGTAATATCAAGAAAATCCATCGCAGACTTTAATTTGCTAATATTATATGCAAGAAAGTAAGCATTTCCAATGTTAATTACAGCGTCTTCTTTTATAATCTGCTTTCCTGTTTTCTTTGTTTTTTGATGTGTAGACTTCCCCGAGCCCATCACATTCTTCGTATTTCTCCGAATCTTGTATAACGATTTCCTCATCGACTTTTGGACAGGCTTCCAACGCTTTGTTTATCGCTTCAATAGAAACTACCTTTTTACAAGGGTTCTCTAATTCGGTAATACGAAGTTCACATTTAGGGTATTCCTTCGTAAGAACGTTAGGGGTAATTTGGATAAGTGCATAGTTGTCTATACTCCAAACTTCATTGAAGTTTGTGTTGTAAAAAGGCTCACGCAAAAACTCTTTTTCATTAGTTTTATCGCAAAATACAGTTAATAGTGCTGTTTCGTTCTTTATTTTCATAATTCTTTTATGTTACTAATTCGAAAGCAATTCGGGGTTATCGTGAATGTTGCCGATGATGGCATATCCACAATTTGTTATAGTACGCTGAAATAGACGTATTCCAATGCCTCCTTTTATACTTGCAGCCACAAAAGAGCCATATTCTATATTAAATATAAAATAGTGCAAGTCATCACCTAAACGCACAATATCCCCCTCAAATATGTTCTTGCCGTTTTTATCTTTAAACCCGGTGAACTGACCGAGCGTTTCAGCTTTCACGGGTACATAATAAGGAGTATACCTACCCTTTTTCTTTATACAATTTTTAGACTTTACAACATTTTTGAATATGGCTACTATCTCGTTTCCAAGTTCATCTTTACATTGCTGTAATCCTCTGCCATAGACCCACTCGCCATTGTCTACTCTTTTTCCTCTAAATATTATTTTTCTGTTCATAATATAAAATCTTCTTTTGTTATATATCCACGTTCTTCCATTAACTCAATGGCATTCTTAATATTAAGTTCACTTCCCTGATATTCAAGAATTATCTCGCATCCAGTACACATTGAGACATGAGGGATTTCTCTTCCAAAGCCACAGAAAACCAAGTGTCTCTCAATATTTTGTAAGGCAAAAGAAAGTTCACTTTCTTTACTCTCTGCTACGTTTACAAGTTTTCTTAAACACGTTCTCATTTTCCTCCTTTCAGTAGCTCGGGGTTATCGTGTATATTTCCGATAATGCGAACACTGAACTCGCGCATCATATATCCCATATCGGTTGTATCTGTTGGTGTAGGGCTAAACTCTGACTGCATTCTAAAAGCACCATCATAATATACTACCTTTGTTTTTAATTTCTCTCCAATGATGACTATATCCCCCTCAAAGATTTTGTTCCCGTTCTTATCTTTTAATCCTGTGTACTGTCCAAGTGTTTCGGCTTTCACTGGCACGTAATAAAGAGTGTACCTACCCTCTTTCTTTATATACTTTTCAGACTTCACAATATCTGTGAATATGGCTACTATCTCGTTTCCAAGTTCATCTTTACATTGCTGTAATCCTTTGCCATGAACCCACTCGCCATTATCAACTCTTTTACCTCTGAATAATATTTCTCTGTTCATAGTTTTTATAAATCAAATAATTCTAATTGTCGGGGGTTGAATACTTCTTTATAATGAGCAATCTTACGCATTGCCTCTTTAAGTGTTGGAAGTACAGACGTTCCTCTATTTTTAGGGTCGTTACCATCTTCTATATCTCCGCCCCTGAATTGAATTTCATTTATAACACGTTGGCATTTCTCTTCTAAGGAACTTAAGGCTGCATTGATAGCTTCTTTCTCGGTGCTGTACCCACCTGTTAGCGTATCAACATAGCCTGCACCACAACCACCGCCTTGCGTCCCAAAATTATAATGAAGTCCGTAATCCCACCGCCCATTGTCTGATTGCGCTGTTGCGACTTCAAAGTAATTTGTTTTATTATCCCATTTTATCTTAACATTCGGCGTTAAGCATACATCGAAAATATTGAAGCCAAACTCTTTGTATTGATGCACTATTTCGGGTCTGTCCTCCAAATGTAAGTATTCGCCCCATTCTTCGAAAGTGAAATTTTGCCCTGTGCATTTGCAGCTATGGTGAATATCTCTGTTCATAATTTATCTTTTTACGACAGAATAACCATTTCGTTAGGGTATTCTCCCTCAAATTCTACATTTTCAATATTTCTTTGACCGCAGTATTCTCCGCCATCGTCTCCGTTTTGGATAACCACTTCAATATCTCCGTACTTTTCGTACATTTCTTGAAGTGCCTTTTGTAATTCTAATATCGTCATAATTGATAATTACTTATTAATTCCAATACTTTTTTCTTAAACTCTTCTTCTGTATCGCAGAAATAATAGTCTGCTGCATCATCGTCCGTGTCATAAACTACACCATCTTTGTAGAATACCACTCAATCTTTATCTTCATTCGGCATGCTTTTTCTTATGTGATATGGCGCAATAAGTCCGTTATACCTATCGCATTCGGGGTAATCTATTGGAAATAACCATAAGCTTCTAAGCCAATTCCTTAGCTCCGATGTATTTTTATTTATATACGCTGATTTCATAATTCCAATGCTTGTTTAATTTGTTTCTTATAGTGTTCGTTGGCTGCCTGCTTGGCATCAGAAAGAGAGATATAACAACTGATATGTACACTATTACAGAATAAATGAAATTCGTTATAAGCAAATTTTATCCTGTAAGAAACGCCAAAAGAAGATATCGCAATGTATAGTCCATCTTCGAAGGCTTTTGACCATTTCAATTTTGGCATATTCTCCACCACGCTCTCACGCCCTGCGTTAAAAGCTGCTTTGATGTCGTCAAAGCTAAAGCACCTATTGTCTACAAAAATAGGGTCGCTATTCCCATTCACCTGTTCGTACTCCTTGATAGAATACTCTTCTGCTAAATCTTTCTTTCCCATATTACACATTCTCCCAACCTTTAGGTACAAACTCGTCACCGTCCGATCTCTCAGCCATTGCAATTACACCGCAAGCAATCTTAAATTGTTCTACGGTTATTCTGTCGTTTTGCACCGCTCGAGTTATCAAATCAGCGTGAAATATGTTATACTTCCGCTTCAAAATGTAGTTCACTTTTTCAATTTCTTTCTGTGTCATAACCCCAACCTTTCTTTTGCTTTTTTCCTATAAACATTGTTTGCAAACTCTTTCGCCTTTGATAAGGTAGAACGAGTACACAAAGTTCTGCCGTTGCACTCTACATCAAATCCTCCTTTTAAAAGCGGGCGGATTATAAATAGACCTACAAACGTGCAAGCCAGCATTTCATACCTTTTAACCGTCCAGCTTAACGGCTTTATACCTTTGTAGGCATCTTCCAAACCTGCTTTGTAGGCATATTCTACTTTCCGCAATACAAACTCCCTATTAGGAAATTTTCTCTTTAACGCTCTTGCGTCCTCCATATAAGAAGCGCATAGTTTATCCATATTTTCTGTTTTCATAACTTTGTTGATAATTTATTTTCTGTAATACTCATTCTCTTTTTCGAGTTTGGTAATGATACCTTTCAAGCGTTTAATCTCATTATTGTATCTCTTACGCTCAAAACCATCATAGGTTGTGCTATGACAGGTACATAGTTCAATGTCATTACTTACAGCTACTGCCATACAACCAGGGATAAGAACCTTGCCGACACCTTTAGTCTTTTCGTAATGGCATTTCATATCAATATCTGAATTTTGTAAAGTTGATTATTGCCATAGGCTTTGATAGGTTGTAGTGCCTGAACCAGTCGCACCAGTCTGCGAGGGAAAGTCCGTCGTTTTTTGCAAGGCATTTGAAATCAACTGATAATCTCCTTTCGGGATAATCAATCCACGCCGTTAAGCGATTAGGAAAGCAAAGTTTCTGAACACCCACGCCACCTTCAGCTGCCAGTCGTACAATTTCCACCTGCTTACTCCTATACGGCTCGCCCGTCCACTGTCGAATGGACAACACAGCACGCCCTCCTGTACCTCTTTAATTCGTTTCTCCCATAAAGGGAAGTTAGCCCTAATGGTATGTATTTTCTTTTTATTTAGGACTTTCTCTTTAAATTCCGTTGGCATTCCTGCTTTGTTGTGAGTTTTCGGGAAGAACTCCGAAAGCATCAGGACATAAGTCTTTTTCTTTTCCATCTTATTCAAAAAACAATGAGGTTTGAAAACTTCTCGGCTCTTTATAGTTTCTATGGTTGAGCAAAAAATCTTTTTCAAGCAATCTTCTTATCTCTTCTCGCACTTCCTTTGCTACATTCTTCTTATCAGCAAGAAAGTTTACTTCCAAAGCTTTTTTCAGGCTACCCTTTATTTGTTTATCATCAAGAAAAATAGAATATTCACTAAATGTCCTATTTGACATTTCCGCATCCTCCATTTCTTTCTTTGTCTGAAATCTTGTATAGACGGTATTCTGATATAGCTTTACCTTCTTTTCATTTTTTTCAAAACCACCGTCATTTTCAAAGATAACAGAAATAGCCTCTTTCTTCCTTATTTTATTGATTTTCGCCCAGCCATAGAAAACCCTTAACAGTTTTGCCATATATGATTATTTTATTATTTTGATAAGCCTATATTAGATTTTACATAGCTCTTTTCTTAAATTCTTTAAACATTGTACAGACAACGATAAGTCCAACCGTTGAACCTACAAAGGTACCAGTCTCACCAACAAAAAATGATACTACTACACAGAAGAGTAGCAGGGATATAAGTAAGAGATATAAAGCAACAATGACTTGATTAAGTTTCTTTATATCTATATGCTGCGTCAATTTATTTAGCAGCATTAAAAAGAGCTTTCGCCAATTCATTTCCTTCTTTTGTTAATTTGTAAAGATTAATTTTCTTATCCAATGGGCTTTCTTCCGAAGTAAGAAGTCCCATTTGAGCCAACTCCTCTAAATTTTCGTCGGTTCTTCTAATAGCTCCCCAACCAACTTCGCTTAATGTTTTTAACTTTCTTAATTGAGCGATACTAAGTTTTGTTTGTTCTTCCATACTTTTTGTCTTAAATATTTAAGTTTTTCTTTATGTATTGTATTCGATATTCTACGAATTGCTTTATGTCGATGTTAAGAATTTGACAGACAGCGAGCAGGCAATGAATGGTGAACAGAATATTATGTTCTGGACGTTTTCTCTTTTTGGTTATGTTATTTACCAGAATACAGCAGTATTCGGAAAAGTTAAGTATAATACTCTGTTCTTCTTCATCATCAGGAAGAAGAAGTTGCTCTGCCATCAGTTTTTTATGATTGAAACGCTCTACAAGCAGCAGGAATATTTGAGCCAACATATCTTGTACGGAATCTTTCACATAGGAAGAGAAAGTAAGACCGAAGTCTCTTTTCTCTTTTTCCATCATCGTGAATTTATCCCGAACATATGGCAGCTGCACCCATTGCCCTTTTGAATCTGCAATATAAGCATCACAAATCTTGGCATTGACTTTCATCTGCCATTCTAAATCTGAAAGTCTACTGTTTGGAAACTTTTCAGCCTTAGAAATGTCATAGATGATTTTCTTAAATTCGAGAATATCGCTTTTGGAAATCATATTGCCTGGTATGTTTATTCTTCAAATAGAACCTCCAAGTCATATATGTCCGCCGTTGCCTTTTCCAACCTGCAGCCTTTACTTTTTTCCCAGCCTTTGCACAAAAGGATAGCACTGCATTCAAGCAATGCAGCAATGTCTTTTCCCATCAGCTGACTATAAGGTAGCGAAAGGTCTTCATTGATGTCAAACGGAGTAATGGTCTTGATTTTCTCCTTGTCAAGGCTTTTTTCCCGAATATTTTCGGCAACCTTTTTAGCATAAGCTCTTCTTTCTTCCAGTTGGAATCCTATAATAGGAAGTGATATATAAACACGTTTGTTCATTTCAAAAAATCTTTTTACATTTTTGTCAATATCATC